TACTGTTCCGCACGCTCTCGCGCCGGGAACAGCGCTTTGATCAGAGGATGAATCATATCCTCTCGTTAAGCATGTTCCTAAATCTTTGAGCGACACTATTCTTTTGCTCGGCATGCCTAAGTTGTCACTGGACGTCCTGTGCCGAAGATTTTGTCTAACCGCGCCGTTAGCCCATAAAGTTGAGCGCTCGCTACACAGATCTGCAGGCGAAGCGCCTCGCTGAATCAATCGGCCCCAGCTGTGAGGTCGCCGGACCTAACACTCGCTCCGCAAGGCTGCGTGCCTCGCCAAAAGGTTCGGTTGAGTTTACGCTTTCAGAGCCACGCCGCGTAGCGACAATCACGATCTACAGTGGGGCTACGGCCCGGTGAGTCGGTGTCGGCGCGCCCGGCCAAAAAGTTAAGGCCCCGTTCCAGGGGATCAAAATCGACCGCTCGGGTGAAGAGACCTTTGGCGTGACTTTTATCGACGTGCCCCGCGCCAAGGGTGGCCCCATCGCCATTTCGGTAAGCACAAAGACGAAGCGTGTGGAGCAGATCGCAGCCCCGAATATCGCCGTTTGTGACTAGCGGCTCAACAAACGAAAAATTTGATTTAAATGGCTTTGGGCTGGAGAGTGTTAGAACCTATTGCTTCGGCTAAATATGCGTTAGAAATAACTATGCCTTACTTTTATGTTCAATTATTGCTCTTTCGATCTGTTCAATCCTATGCTCACGAGGGCCATAAAGCTCAACGAAGGTGAACGCATTATTGATTAACATCAAATCGTATCGGCGACCTCGATATATTTCCTTGAAAATAGCATCAACCTCATCTCGGTAAGCATAGTCAACAGGACGAATTCCATCGTCCTCCATTTCTACTGGCCATTCATCAGATTTTGGAACAAAGGCGATGATATCTAAATGATCTAGAGCTTCTTTTGCCGCTGGAACCATGGATTCAACGAATCCCTGATCGATATCGCTTTTGCCGTGATTGGCGGTATATTGTGAGTATGCGATGTAATCGATCGGGGACCGATCAAAAATCACGTTACACGAAGAATCGGCGTAACGGTGTATCCGACTTATATTGTAGTAAAGTTGAATACCATTTTGGAGCTTTGTAGATTTTTCGCGGAACTGAATCTCATATGGGCCGTTCAGGCCAAGAACCCGATAGGGCTCCTCCTCCCGATAGAAATGTGGATGACCACGGGTCCAATCAGTTACGACGGTTGATTTACCGAGGGAATGTGATCCGGAAATAACTATTCTCATCACAAAGATCCTCCATTCGAAATTAGCTTAGCTGGCCTTAGAATATGCGCGGGCATATCTCTTTATCCCGAAATTAAATTACAGCTTGTGGCAACATTTTAAAAGAGTTGAATAGGCCGCAGGCCCGCTTCTATCTTGAACCGCTGATCGATGTATCTCTACCATAATGGTCGATAATAGTAGCCGCCCTGTTAAAATCAGGCCAAGCGCTTTCCCCTAGAGGTACAGCATCATTAGGTTGCGATCGGCCAGCTCGATGCCGGAGGCCGGGAGACGCTTGCCCGCGCCGTGTGCAATCAATGCGCCGCGCAGGTTTGGTCGAAATAATCTGGCGCCCCCTTCAGGTGCACCAGACCTCAATACAACTGCGTCCTGCGTATCCGGAAGCACTTTCGCTGATTGCCTCGCCGACGTTGCGACGCGCTTCATGGCCGCAGGCGATGCGGCCGGAGAGCTTGCGCTATTCCGGGTCGGCGGCGCGGGCAGCTACTACATGTTCATGTCCGACGGCGTGGCCGGCGTTGGTCCGAGCGACGTCGTCGTTCAGCTGGCGAACGTGACATCGGTGGCGAGCATCAACCTGACCGGCGGCAATCTGACGATAACGGGGTGATGCCAGCGTTCAAAATACTCCAGACCTGCTGGATGCGCTGGAAATTTTCAACTCAAGGAAAACCAATTTTGTGGAACCTGACTTTCGCCCCGTTATATTCGCCGCTGTCATTCCCGCCCATGCGGGGGATGGCGCGCCGCGACATATGGTCGGTGACGCATTTACAGGCGTTGCGCATGTGATTGATGGCGACACTATCCGCCTTGCTGACGGCGACAAGGTCCGTATTTTCGGAATCGACGCTCCGGAGCATGATCAAGAGTGCAATCATGAGGGCGTAGCTTACGCGTGCGGTCTGGATGCTGCGCAACATCTGCGTTCAATGATCGAGCAGCGCACGGTGGCTTGCATAGCCCGCGCCGTCGACAGGTATCACAGGACGGTCGCCTCCTGCTCGATTGATGGCAAAGACGTCGGTGCTGAGATGGTCCTGTCAGGCCATGCGATTGAGTTCAGGCGGTATACCAGTGCCTACGACGGCGAGGAGATGGCGGCGCGCAATGCGAAGCGTGGCCTCTGGGCCGGGCAGTTTGCTGATCCTTCCGATTTCCGCCGGGCGAAACATGAGGGGCATTTTTGAGGCACAAGGGGCGATGTCTCCGTAGTTCTTCTTCCTTCCAGCGGACCGTCCACCTGGGTTGATCTTGGTCAATCGACGACAGATCTGTGTAGGCAGCGCAAGAGCTGCACATGGGCCGGCGAAGGGAATCAAGGTGCCCCCGCCAGCCTCGGCTGCGACGGTCCTGCTACGGCCGTAGGATGCCGCCCTCGCGTTAGTAGAGCTCTCCAGGCCCGTGCAGCCGCTGAGCGGGCTGGCGACCCACCCATGCGAGGGCCGCCCTAGATGGTTAGGGGTGTGACACCTGATGCCGTCGCAAACCGTGTTGGTCTTTGCTGACGCAGTTCCGGGCGCGATGATGCTATCCGATCATGCGGCGAGGTCAATGAGTTTATCGGACGGCTTTCCGGCGAGGCTCTCCCAGCCGTCCAATTTGCGCATGAACGGGCGAAGTCAGTTTTTCGCCTCAGATGGCGACTGCAGGTCACAGGTCGTCACCCAACCTCCATCCCGCGAAAAATTATGCGTCGCCTCTGACACGCGGTAGTTTCCATCGATCCCGGAGCGGACCCCGGAAATGCGACAGAGCCCCTGCCCTTGCGCCTCCGGCGCGCCGACAAGCGTGACCGTGCCGCCGCCCTTGGAGCGCTTCGCCTCCTCGGCGTTGCCGCCGGCGCGGTCTTTGGCGCGGTCCCGGTCGCCGGATTTTCGGGCGTCGATCAGCGGCACGCGCGCCGTCTCGTCCATCAGCTGGACGGTCTCCTTGCGCCATTTGGCTTCCTTGCGATCATACCAGCGCACGACGGAGCGATTGTAGCGTGGGCGGTTCTGGAGCGGACGTATCTGCCAGCCGATGATGTTGCGGCCGTAGTCGGCCATGACGACGGGCAGATTTTTCCCGCCGGAGGAGGCGCTGGCGTTACGCGGCACGAACACGGCCCTTTTGCCCATGATCTTGAAGGTCGCGCCCAGCTCTTGCGCCATGCGCGCGCCCCACGCCATGAAGGATTCGTTCTGCATCGCCCAATAGTCGCGCTGTATGGCGGCAAGCTTTTCGGAAACCCGGACCTTGAGATCGGCTTTTTTACCCCATTCCTTCGCTACGTCGCCGAATTTAGCGTCGTCCTTGTGCACCTGTCGTTTTTCTTTTGTCTTGCCCTTCATATCGGCGGCGTGGGCGGGAATATTGAGCATCATGCCTTGGCCACGCGAGCCTTCGCTCTCGGGTTCGTCGGTAACACCCTCAAAAATTACCGCGCCGCCGCCGTCGCTCCATGCGAGCGTCGCGACGATTTCGGCGCCTTCGCGCGGCATTCTGATCCTGCCCCCCGCGTCGTCGAGGGAGATATCGAGCGTATCGCTCTGGCCGCCGTCCGTCAGCTTGATCTGCAGAGAGAGCAGATGCGGTTCGAAATTGCTGGTAACGTCCTGACCGTCGATCGTAATGCTATAGATGGCGCGGCGGACGGCGTCAGTCATAAAGTGTCACCACAGGCTTTTCCCGTCGGCCATTGGGTTCAGGATCTGGAGCCGCGACCTGTACCTTCGATCCGACAGGCAGTATGGCGCCGAGACGCGCGAGACCGGGATTATTCCGCAACGTATCCTCGACGAGGCCCGGGACTTCCCGCCGGAATTTCCGCCAAAGCAAAAGGTCGAGCGTCGTGCGCTCGACTGCAACTGTCAGGGTTACGATGGTCATGAGAACAGACTCACCAGTGTCGACATCATCGAGGCGGCGGAATCGGCTTTGGGCGATTTGACCAGTTCGATCTCGAACTCGATCATTCGGCCGACGCCTGCGACATCGAGATAGCTGTGCTTGTCCGTGACCTTTTCGATCACATACCAGCCGAACACCGAGCCGTCCCCACGCATCAGCATCTGCGGCTGCCCGGCGCGAGCGACCGATTGCAACGCGTCGATGCCGGAGAGCCCGCCGAACTTTTGCGGAAAC